ATAATTTATTAAATCAAACTACATCAGGTATAACAAACATGATGAAAACAGATGCTATGAATCAGATATATCCTCAGGTTGATGTTGATGAATCAATTGGTGGTAAAGTTACTTATGATCCAACAAAATCTAGAAAAGTTAAACCTGAAGTGTCTGGAAGTGATGACAAAGCATATCATGATGAATGTTCTAAGTATTATAAAGATGAAGCTCAGATTGAAAACTGTGTTGAAAGAAAAATGAAGGCTGCATCATCTGGTGGAGGTGATAATGATGATGCTAAAAAAGTTATGTCAATATATAACCAAAAAGGAGGCTTTATTTATAGTGATATAACTTACCCATTCATACTCTAAACTTTTGATGTTTATAGAGAAATTAAAAATTTTATAGATTTACAATAGAAAAAATTAGCTATGAGTACATATATACAATCTTCATCAGGTATTTATAAAATTACTAATATTGTAAATAATAAATTATATATTGGTTGTGCTTCTAATATTAGAACAAGAAAAAATGGTCATTTATATGATTTAAGAAATAATTATCACAAAAACAGTTATTTACAAAAAGCTTGGAATAAATATGGAGAGGTAAATTTTAAATTTGAGATTCTTGAGTTATGCAATATTGAAGTATTACATGAAAAAGAACATTTTTGGGTTAGTTGTTATAATTGTTTAGATAGAAATATAGGTTACAACTTAAAACCAACAGATCCTAATGGTAGTTCTATACACTCAGAAGAAACAAAAGAAAAATTAAGACAAGCTAATAAAGGTAAAAAACCTTCTGCTCTTTGTATTCAAAAACTTAAAGAAAGAACTATTTCACCAGAACATAAAGAGATACTAAAAAAATCAAGAGAACAGATTGACTTTAAAAAAGTACATAGAGACAAAAGAGGAAAAAAAATTATTGATATTACAACAGGAATAATTTATAGTTCACTTGCTGAAGTTTGTGATTTATTAAATATTACTAAAGGTTCATTGAGCCGTAAGTTATTAGGAAAAAGAATTAATAATACAACATTTAAATACATTTAATTATGGCTACATATATTTCTGGTGTCACCGATTATATTCCTGATTTTCAACCATTTCAGCCTGACTATAATTTTTATAATAATGTTTTGCAAACAAAGCAAAATCAGTATGACAAGAATTATAAGCAATTAAATAATCTATATGGACAATTATACTATCAAGATGTTACTAGAGATTCTAGTAATAAGATGAAAGATGATTATCTAAAAAATATAGATTATGAATTAAAAAGAGTTTCTGGTTTAGATTTATCTCTTGAGCAAAATGTAGAACAAGCTAAACAAATTTTTAGACCTGTCTATGAAAATAAGAACTTGATGAAAGATATGGCTCTTACTAAGAACTATAAAGATGAAAAGTCAAGAGCATTAGCATTAGCATCAAGTAAAAATAAAGAAGATAGAGGTGCATACTGGGATGTGGGTATTAAAGACATGGATTACAGATTAGAAGAATTTAAAAATGCAGCAGAAGCTGATGTTTTAGGTTTTGGAAATATTATGTATACTCCAAATGTTAATGCTACTCAACAGTACATGGACTTAGCTAAAAAGTATAATTTGTCTGTTGACATAACTCAACCAGATAAATCTGGTATGTATATGGTCAGACAAAAGAATGGGGACCTTATTATTCCTACATTACAAAAAATGTTTTATGCTGATTATATTAATGATCCTGCTTTACAAAAGAAATATGCAACTGAAGCATATGTAAGGAGAAAAGATGAATCTAAAGCAAGAGCAAGTAAATATAATAATAATGAAGTTTTAGCTGAAAAAGAGTTTTTAAAAGAACAGTTTTTATTTCTTAAAGATTATACTAGAGAAAAAGCAAAACAAGCTGAAGAAGCTTTATCAGCATCTACTAATCAAAAAAATAATGTAGAACAGGATATTAGCAATGGTGAAGTAAATCCATTTCAACCTGCTTATTTACAAAAAATTGAACAAGCAATTCAAGTAGATGACATTGTATATCAACATAATAAAAATTTAAGTCAAGAACTTGATTCATCTGGTAATACTTATACTGGAGAAAATACTATAACTAGTGTTGAAGGATTAAACTTAGATAATCTTGAACAAGCTAGATATGATGTTGATAGATTATCTGCAAGTTATTTAGCTGAGAGAGATATAATGTCTGCTGCAGATGCTTATTCTAGAAATGATATGATCTATAAGCAAGAAATTAGTCCCTTAGGGCTTGAGACTGTTAGGAATCAAAATGCAATGGCTAGAGATAGAGAAAATAATAGAAGAGCTGATATGAGAGCTTCTGCAAAAATACAAGCTGCTTCTGATGATGCTCTTAATAAATGGAAATTAGATAATGGTTTTGCTGAAATAGATCCCGAAACAGGAAAAGTTGTTAATGTTAAAGCGGGAGCTCAAGAAGAAGAATCAGGTGATGGTGGTGAAGGTGGTCAAACAGATGACCGTTCAGTAAACTCTATTAAATATAATAGAAAGGTTTTAACTGAGCATGTTGATAAACTATCAGGTGAATATATAGATACTTGGGTTAATACAATTAAAAATGGTATTGATGGTAAAGAAATTTATGCTAATGACTTAGCATATTTGTTTGGTACAGATCGTGCAGGAGGTCAAAAAATATGGGATAAAATTAAAAATGACTATGATAATGGTGCAGATGGTAGACAAAAACTTGTTAGAGATCTTACACTTAATGCTAAAATTTTTGATTATAAAAAAAGAATGGATGCCTGGGCATTAAAACATAATGCAGGAGGAGCAGGATTGAAATATAATAAAACATCTTCTATTTCAAGTTATAAACTTGATCAAATGAAGACATTTTATAGCATGCACTTACAAATTAAAAAAGAAAATGAAAACAGAATTGCTAGTTCTTTAAGTACAAAATTAGAAGCTAGAGGTATTGAAGATAAAGCACTAAGATATACTATTATTGATCAGTATCTTAAAAAATATGTTACTGGTAAAGCATGGGAAGATGATGAATTTAATGATATGCTTGAAAATATTCTTGATAGTTATGAAAAAAGAACAGGTAAACAAGTAAAAACTCCAGGATTCTTTTCTAGAACTGGTGAACTTATTGCAAACATACCTAATATGATAGGTGCTTCAGTTTCACCTAATCCAACTAATATGTATAAGGCGGGTAAAGCAATTAAAAATTTTTCTAATGCTGATTTATTAGGTGATATGAATGAAACATATGAAGATATTGTTTATAGTCCTGATCATAAGTTAGGTTTATTATCTTATTTACCAAGTATAAAAAGTACATCTGGTGGTAAAACTTCATTAGGAGCAACTCCAACATCTGTTAATGTAAACTTAGGTAGAAAGGATGATAACTTAATTTACTTTAATCAATTTCTAAATGATGTAAGAAAAATTAATTTTAATCAAGCTGATAAAAATTCTTATAGAGTTTCTTTAAAAGGTAACCAGTATGATCCAGATGCAGAAATTGATATTAACTTAAATAACAAATTAAAAAATATGTTATTTGATTTATCTACTATGTCAAAAAATAAAAATCAAAAAGGTAATCCAACTATATTTAAACTTATACAATCTCAAATTGGTGCAGAAAATTCTGAGTTAGGCGCAATGAAGATTAAAAATATACCTAATGAAGTTATTGAAAAATATTTTGATAAAAAGGCTGATGCTCAAATAATTTCTGATTTACAAACAAATGGGATCACTTATATTGCACCAGCAACTAGTTGGAAAAATAGTTTGTTTCAATCTAACAAAGTTACTCCTACGGAAGCTGTATTAAATACTGGTAAAAAAATACAGTATATAGATCCTGTTTATGGACATAAACTTATCCTTGATAGAGATAATGTTACTGGTAACTATCGCTATACTACTACAATAAGAGCAGTTGATGACAATGGTGAATATTATGAACTAAAAGAATCAAGTTTTGCACAACCATTTGGTAAACAAATTGATAGTAAATTAAATGATATTATGGGAAGATTTGCTGATGCTAATGATATACTTGCTGAAGATTTTAAAAAATATCACAGTTCTAATAATGAAAAAACTGTTAAATCTTTTCAAGATAAATTTGGTAGAGTTCCTAAAGATTCTGGATATAAAATATTTTAATAATGGCAAATACTAAGATTGTCCCAAGCATGGCTGATTTAGATATTAATAATTTATCTAACACAAGTAAAATTATTGATACTAGACAAGCAATGTCTGGTGTGACTCCAAATACACCAGCTAAAAATACTAGCAGTAGTAGAGATCGTATGAAAGCTCTTTCTAATTCAATTACTGCAAGTGATGCTGCTTTTCAAGATAAAAATGAATATGGTAATGTATATGCTTATGATAACAGTCCATCAGGACCTTCTTTTAAAGCAAGATATAAAGCTTATGGTCAAGAGACTTATAATAAAATAGGTTTTGATCCACATATTGATAATGAAGCTGTATACAATCAACAGACAAATACATTTGATGATATGAAAAGGTGGGCTGTAAATGCAGCTTTACCTATGGTAGGACTTGGTTTTATGTCTCCTTTAAATTCATATGCAAGTGGTTTTGGGGGTGATCTTGATGCAAGTAGACAAGAAGCAAAAGATTATGAGTATTACAATGCTATAGGTTACTCTAGTAAAGGTGGTGTAGGTGGATTTACTACAAACTTACTAAACTCTGTTTCATACTCCGCAGGTATTTTATTAGAAGGTGCTGCAGAGGGTATGATGATTGGTGCTACTGTTGGAGCTGTAGGTGGTGGAGGTGCCGGTGCTGGTCCTGGTGCTCTTATAGGTGGTGCTATAAAAGGGTTGGAGGCATTTGCAAAAATTCCTAGTGCACTTTTTCAATCAGTTAAAAATATTGGTAAAATCAGTACTGCTGTTAATGAATTAAAAAACATAAATGCGGCTAAGAACTTTTTTACATCAGCTGTAAAAGGTACTGCTAAATTTTTAAATCCATTAGAGAATACATATGATGCATACAAATCTTTAAAAGGAGTTGATGACATAACTAGATTAGCTAAGGTATCTAAAACTGCTGGTGCATTTTGGCATGATATAATGGGTGTAAACTTAGCATTATCTGAAGGTAGATTGGAAGGAGGTTTTGCTCAGAAATCTGTTTATGATAAATTGTATAATGACCACTATGCTAAATTTGGTCAAGCTCCATCTTCTGAACAACAAGTAGAAATGATGAAGCAAGCTAAAAAAGCTGGTTTTAAAAATACAATATGGAATACCGGATTAGTATTTAATTCAAACAAGATTGCTTTTCCTTCTATTACAAGAGCTAGTTTTTTAAAAGGTGCACCTAGATTTAATTTTGGAAAAGTAGTAGGAGAAGTTGGAAAAGAATTTCAACTAGTATTTAATCCAGCAGATGATGTTGCAAAATCTTATTATTCTAAAGAAGCAATATCTTTAAAAAATTCTCTTAAAGCTTTAAAAAATCCAAAAAAACTTGGTGCAGGAGCATTAAATTATTTTAAGAAAAATCTTGTTGAAGGTGCTCAGGAAATTGGTCAGGAAGTTTTAGCTTCAGCAACAGAAAAACAATTTGTTGATGGTTATTATAGCAAAGCTTCATCAGGATATATGTATAGTATTGGAGCTTTATTAGATGGACTTGGTAAACAAATGAATGAACAAGGTGCAGAAACATTTGCATCTGGTTTCTTAATGGGAAGTTTACTAGAAGGACCAAGTAAATTATTTAAGTTTGGTACTAAGAACTTCAGTAGAATGTTCAAAGATAAAGGTGTATATGATCAGTATGTAAAAGAAAAATCAGCACAAGCAGATAACATTGTTAATTCTTTGAATAACATGCATCAAAATGCTAAGTATTTCTTTGATCCTAGAATGAGTAATTACTCTACACAAATGTTAGTAGCTAAAACTGTAGATAATCCAGATAATGTTACTAAGAAAGATGCTAAAGATTTAGAATTCCAGGCTTTTCAAAGTTCAGTACTTACAGCTTTAAGAACAGGAACTTTTGATATGTTTGTTAAAAATCTTGGTGATTACAAAACATTGTCTCCTGAAGAACTAGAAGAAGCATGGTCATTAGAACAAGGACAAGGAGAGAAAGCTTTACAAAATATTGATAAAGCAATTAATTCTGCAAAAGTAACTGAAGCAAGATTTAATTATGCAAGAGATAAGTTCAAAGACTTTGTTGATTTAACTAACTATAAAGAAGGTTCACCAGAACATCAAGTAGCACAAATATATAACCAAGCATATTTGGAATCAATAAACAGCTTTGTGTTCCTACAGAACAGTTTTGATGATGGACTAAACAGACTACAAAAGTTATATGGTTCTGCTAATAAAATTAAATCTTTGTCATCAAGTGCTTTTAGTAATTTCAGTATTTTATCTGACGCTAATAAATTAAGTGCTCAGATCAATTACCTTATGGAAGAAATTGATTCTGCAGCTTCTACAAATGATCCCAGACTGGCTGAAGAAATTAATAGAAAAAGAACATTACTTAATGCATTAAATACATTTCATACTGCCCAAGAAAATATTACAGGTGCAAATCTTATGGAAGTTTTAAATAACATTAAAGAAAATGGTGATGTTAGTGACTCAAGAGTAACAGATTATTTAGATAGTTTTCAAGATGTACTTGAAGCTATAGCTATCAATAATAAAGAAGATGGATCTTTTGATGATGTAGATCAAGTAAAAGCAAAATTAAGAGCTGAGCTTGACAATAATGGAGGTATTGATGATCTTTTTGGTTCTTTGTTTGACATTCATTTGTTAAGACATGAGAACACAGCAATGGCTAAATATGTTAACATGTTGGCTGATCCTCAAGGTTTTTATGATCATTTAAATAAAAACTTTACTTGGATGAAAGATCTTTATAATAATAGAAAAGAATATTATAAAGAAATTGTAAATAAAGAAATCTCTGATGTAGAGAAAAATGAAGTATTAAATACTTTAGCTTCTAAAGGTATATTTGTTGATTTAGATGAGTTTGCTGAATGGTGTAATAACCCAAATTATTTACCATCTTATTTTATAGACACAACTAAAGAAATGATTATAAATCAAGATAGTATTTTATATGAAGACTATGCTTATTTATTTCAAAGAGCAGCACAACTATCTGAACAAAGAGCAGCAGGTGATCCTGCAACCTTGCAACAAAAATATGAAGATAGATTATCTGAATTAAGACAACAAAAGTCTGATGAATTAAATAAAGCAAATGAAGATTTTGAACAAGCATTTCAAGATGAAACAGGAGTTTCATTACAAGATGCTTATGCTCAAAACCAAGAAGCTTATGATAAAAATAAACAATTAGAAGAAGACAAAAAAGTTGCTTCTGAAAAAATTACTAAGCTTCAAACTTTATTAGAAGTAATTGGTAATGATCCTGTAGATTCAAATAAAATTACAGAACTTGCTGATGAATTATTATCAGCAGAAGAACTACAATTAATAGAAGAAGAAACAGATGGTACTGTTATTAATGCTATTGCATCCCGTCAATTTAAAAGACCTAATGCTGATTCTGAACCTGGTATTATTGATAGAACAATTGATATCATATATGCTTTAACTGAAAAATCTCCTACACTACTTGCTCAAAAAATTGAAGAACAAAATAATATTCTTAAACAAAATCCTTTAGAGATAATTGGTGTTAGTGATACTAAATCTTTCAAAGTTAATGAAGAAAGAATTGGTGCTATAAACACTAGATATGATAAGTTTGAAGCTGATTTAGAAACAGAGTTTAAAGAAAAAGGCATAGACAGAGTAACTCAAGAAGATTTTACTGCACAAATGGGTTATGATAATTATCCTCAAGATTTGCAAAATCAAGTTAATGCAGAATTTGATGCTTATTTAGAGTCTATTGATATAGATCCTGCAAGTTTGCAAGATACGGATGTAATTAAATATTCTAATTTAAGACAGAACTGGTTAGAAAGTTCTGATGGTGCATCTTTATTAAATGAATACAATAAGAAAGTTAGAGAAGAAGGTGAAGCTAGAGCTAAAGCTTTGAAAGAACCTCCTGTTTTAACTTCTAGAATTGCTAAGAATTTAAAGATAGAAGCAACAATTCCTATAAGTAATTTAAATGCAATCATAGACAAACTAGAGAATGCAGTTAAAACTAAAATCTACACTACTTATAAAAATGGTCAGGTAGATAGAGAAATAAAACTTACAGATCAAGATCTTAAAGAAATAGGAGAAGACATTGATAAACTTAAAACATTCCTACAGTACAGACAAGGGTCATTACAACCAGTAAGTTTAGCAGAAAAAGTATTAGAAAGTTTTAAAAAAGGTGTTGCAGCTAGACAAGATGAATTAGTTGATGTATTTGATGAAGATGGTAACAAGATAGGTAGAAAGTTTGCAGATGATCCTGATAATAAACTTACTACCAGAGTAACTACAATTTCTGATAACATGGCTTCTAAAGTACCAGGTACAAAAAAACCAGGTTATGATGATGAGTATGTAAATGAGATTGTAAAAGCATTCTTTTCTGAATATAATCTTGCAGTTAAAAAAGGTGATGTTGATGCATTTGATAAAGCATGGAAACTATTTACTGAACTTGCAAGAACAAACTATAAACAGTTTAATAATGAGCAAAAGAAAGCTAGAATTAGAGCTGCATTAGAAAAAGATACAACAGAAGAAAAATTTAAAGAATTAATTGAAAAAGAATCATTTTCAAATAATGCTCAAGCTGGTACTAATCTAGATGCTGCTACAAAAATGTTCTTTACTATTGATGCTGCTACAGGTACCTGGGCTTCATTTAAATATAGTGACACTGTAGAAATTGACGGTAAAGAAACTAAAATTTCAGACATCATGAGTGAATCTGCTTTTAACCAAATGTTTGGTGAAAGAGGAATTGTTACAAGATTTAGAGCTGATTTAGATACAAAAGGTTATTTACCACTTACTAATAATGTTAAACTATTTGATAAAAGTTTATTAGAGAATGGTGTTTCTGGTGAAACAGATTTAGTATTAATTAATACTAAAGGTGAGATCATGATTGTAGACTTTAAAACATCTGTATCTTGGAATGGTTTTAATAATCCAACCAGCTGGAAGAATGTTGCATATAGAGCTCAGCTTTCTATTTATAGAAACTTGTATCACAATATGACAGCTGTTACTCCAAAGATTGCATTATTCCCAATGAGAATTAGATTGGATAAAAATGCTTCTTCATATGTTACTGAAGTAACTGTTGGTGGTGAAAAATATAAAGATAAACCATTAGAACCATTAGTTCCAAACACAGCTAAGTTATTTAATACACTTGAACTTGAATACTTACCTGATGTAGAAGCTGAAGGTATAACTTTGTCTACACCAGCAATTGCTGCAGAGATAGAAACTTCGGGTGAAGAAGGTGTAAAAGTTGAACCAAGTTTACAAATAAATGCTTCTGATACATCTAAAGTATTACTTAAAGATAATGTAGGTAAGCAAGTGATTTACAATGGTAAGATTGGTACTTTAATTTTACAAGATGATGGAACCTATGGTGTAGAAGTTGATTTAGGTTTTGAACAATCTATGTCTGAAGCTTTAATAGGAAATGAAGAAACAGGACTAATAGCTGATTTGGCTCTTGCTGAAGGGGAATTTGGAGATCCTAAATTAGCTGCTGAAATCAAGAAAAAAATTGAGGACTTACAAAAGACTCAAAAAGGTAAAGAAATATATCCTCTTCTTTCAAAAAATAAAAATATTACTGATGGTAGTGTTGAATTAACTAATGCAGGCTTAGCTTTAATAACACCAATTGAAAACATTGGTCAAATTTCTATTATCAAAGGAACTGTTATAGATGCTAAGTTTCAAAATAGTAATGAAAACATTGCAATTGTAAATGGAGTAAGATATACTGTAGGAAGAAATGCTTTAGGTGAGATAACTCAACTTGTTTATTTTAAGAATGATACAAAAAGAGATGAGCTTGACCAATCAATTTCTGCTTTAACAAAAAAGGTAAATTCTGAAAGACAAAGAATGCAAGCTGCTAAGGCAGAAATTGAAAGTCTTAATGATGAAATTGCAAATTTGGAAAAACAAAAAAGAAATGATGGTTCTGACTTTGTTGGAATAAGTAATAAAATTAAAAAACTTAAACAAACAATCAATACACTTTCTCAAGCATCATTCATTAGAAGAATAGGTAAAGCTCAAGCTAGAATAAAAGAACTACAGGAAGAAAGAAATAAATTATCTACTGATGATAAAGTATTTGTATTAGGTGGTAACAGCAATGATGTAATATTTGCGTTAAACAGATTACCTAACCAGTTCCAAAAAAACAGAGCAAGTAAAACCGCAGCTGATACACAAAAAGAATTAAAGCAAATAGCTGCTTTGTCAGATGCTTCTCCTAAAGTAGAAAAAGAAATTGATGGTATAATTAATAAAAACTTTCCTGAAGAACTGAATGTATTGTTTGCAAAAGGTATATCTGAGTTTAAAGGAAGAGGTAAAGAACTTGCTAAAATTAAAAATTGGATTGCTGAAAAAATAAAGGCTCTGTTAGTATATCAAAATATGTTAGGTGTAGAAGATGATGCTTTAGGGTATAATGCTGTTGATAGACAAATTAACGCATTAAATGAATTAACTAATCAATTAAATTTAATTAACTTAACTGCTAAAAACAGAATTGCTAAAGAACAACCATATGAACAAGAACTCAATGAAATCTTCGGACCAGAGTCAGAAGTACAATCCGGGTCTAGTGTACCTGAGATTCAAAGCCCTACCGGAGGACAAACAAAGACTGTTTCTGGAGAAACAAGCGGAGGACAAGAGAAAGAAATTTCAATCCCTGAACTCAAAAAAATAGTCAATTCTTCCTCAGAAGAACTTGATAATTTATTACCAGAAGAATCCGGTGTTAATGTAGCAACTGAAGCTTTTGCTGATATTACTGACTTAGAAGCATTACAACTTAAAAAAATAGAGTTAACTAAAAATAGAAAAAATAATAAATTAACTCTTGATGAAATTAAGACTGCTTTTGAAAACAGATCTCTTGAATTAAAAGAAAAAGTAAACATTGCTTCTTTGAAAAAGGGGGATATATTACAAGATATTGGTAACTTTACAAATCAATATTCTCCTGTACAAATAGTAAAAGTTAACAAAAATTCTGTTATATTAAAGTACGGAGATGTTACTCAAGAAGTAACTGAAGATGAGCTTGAAAATAATTTTGTTAAACCTACTAATGAAACTGTAATGCCGGAAACTGTAAAACCTTCTCAAGAAACTATTGATGCCTCAGAACAAACTAAAACTGATGCTAAAACATTCTTTGAAAATAAAGAAACTGAAGCTTCTGATTATAAAGAAGCAAAAGAATCAAATGAAGATGATTTATTCAAAAACTTAGAAGATAACTCAAAAACTTGTTTATAATGATTTGTTCACTAAATGAAACTCAGCTTTCAGATTTAAGAAAAATAACATATAAAAAACTTTCTGGACTTAAACCTTCAGAAAGTTTTGATTTAAAGGCATATATAAAAGATATATATCAAAGAATTGAGAAAGCAGCCGGTGAAGAAAAAGCTTTACAGTATGCTCAAATCATTCCTCTTACTATACATTTTGTTCAGGGTGATGATGAAATAAATAACATATTAGCTAAAACTGATTTTAATCCTTCAGATATAATGAAGTTGAGAGCAGAATTTAATGACATTGAGAATGTTAAGAAATATGTTACTAAACCTATAAGAAGAAAATCTAAGAAAGAAGTAAAAGATGAATTAGAACATCAAAACTTTCAATTAGATAACTTAGAAATTACTGATCCTGAGAATTCAGAATTAGAAAAAGCAAGAGACAAAGCAAAAATTGAGTTTCCTAATGTCACAACATTTCAGTTTGCTGACCAAAAAGATCCTTCTAAAAAAGAAACACAGGAAGAAGAGGATGTAACATCAGAAGACAAAAAAGACAAAAAAGTTTTTGAAACAGTAATTAAAAAAATTGTAAAGAGTGTCAAAGAAAAACCTGCTGAGCAAGACAATCCAATGATTGATGATACAGAAGTGTTTTTAAAAATGATGCTTTCAGAAAGTCTTGAAGATAAATATAAACTATCTAAAGATAAATCTGAAATTGCAAAATCATATAGAGGAGTTCTTGCAGTTATTACTGATGCTGATGGTAATTATATATATTTTGATAAGAATGGTAACATAACTGATGAAGAAAATGGTATTGTTGTTTATCAGTTTATAAGAAAACCTTATTTGTTAGAAGATACATTTAACAAAAATAAACCTGCTTTTTATACAATTTATCATAAAGCTGGTAAGATGTATAAGAACACCTTAGTTGCTGCTAGTAAGATTGCTGAAAGATTAGGTTTAGCATCCGGTACAGTTCTTAAAGAACAAACTAAAGCAATGAATGGTGTATATAACATGCGTAAGGATGTTATAGATAACAATGCTTCATATGTTACTCAAATCACTGGTGGTAGTTTTGGTATAGTTAGTAAAGCAAAAGCTAATCAAATCAATGCAGAGTTAAATAAAACAATTAAACTTACTAAAGAAGATATTAAAGAAGTTAAACTTGTATCTACTAAAGGTAGAGATAGAAATAAAGGATTTTATCAATTTTATATTAAGAAGAATACAGAAGCTCTTGGTGAAATTGAAATGCCTGTGAATGTTCAAAGAGGTAACTTTAATCAAGCACTTGCTGATAAAGTGGCTGATGTTATTACAAGTAAAGCTACTAATAAAGGACTTCCTCTTTCAGATGATAAAAGAATTGAATACTTTAAAGTATTTTTAAATAATCAAAGAGTAAGTGCAAAGGGGGTTAAAAATGAAAATAACATTTTTTTAGAAAAAGCTACTAGTGGACCTCTTACTTTAACTATCAATAATGAGAAGTTTGAAGGAGATGAAATTTTTACTACTGCTGTAAGAGATAAAATTGCTCAACACTTACCTCAAGCAATTAAGTTTGGTGATAAAGGTTTCATTGGAGCAAATGTAAATCTTTCTGCTAAATACATGGGTGTTGATAAGACTTATACTGATTATGAAATATCAGGTAATAAGATTACACCGGTTGAAAAAAACTATATTGAAACTGTAGTTTTACCATTTGCATACTTGCAATATGAAGCTGAGTCTGCAAAGAGTGTTGCAGGATTCAATCCTTATTTAGCATATGCTGTTCCTGATGAATTTACAGAAGATGATTCTGCATTCTTTCCAGTTGCAGTAGATACACAAACTCAGCGTCCAGTTAAGAAAACAACTCAAGTTCAAAAAAATACTACTGCTGAAACTGTAGTTAAAGAAAAAGCTAAAGCTGTTCAAAAGAAAAGAGCTACTAAAAAAGTTGAGACCATAGAAGAAATTGAAGAAATAATTGATCCAGATCTTATTAGTCTTAATGTGTCTTCCAATCCTAATTTAAACATAACTAAAGAAGATATTGATGGATTTGAAATGTTGAGAAGCAAAGCAAATGAAGAGTATTTAAACCAAGTATTTCCTACAGAAGAAGAAAATGCTGAAGCAGATTCTTGGTGGGATAATTCGCCTTTAAATAAAAGTAGTAAATGGAAAAATAATCCTAATCTTAAACATTTAGGATTAATATCATTAAAAAGAATAACTGAAGTAGTTAACTCAAATGCATTTGCTAAATTTACTGGAACCGGTATTACACTTTATGAAGCTGACGGAGGTACTCCTGTAGATTTATACCATGAAGCATGGCATGCATTCTCACAATTGTTTCTTACTAAAGAAGAAAAAATCAGACTATATGAAGAAGTTAAGTCATATCCTAAATGGGCTGATAAATCTTATTGGGAAATTGAAGAAGATATTGCTGAAGACTTTAGAGATTACGCAAGAAGTAAAGGTAAAAAACAAGCTCCTAAAGGTTTCTTAGGAACAGTTTTTCAAAGAATTTATGATTTTTTAAATAATATGTTTGGTAAAGTTAGTAAGCAAGAGCTTGTTACTAGACCAAGAGATATTGCATCTGTTAAAGAGTTATTTGATAAATTATATGACTCTTCTGAAAAGCCATATTTATTACAAAACATGTTACCTTCTACAGATAACATGATGTTTACTCAATTAAACAGAGCTAAAGCCATTACTTCAGTAAAAGATGTAGCTACTAAATATGAACCTTTTGATTCTGCTGAGTCACTAAAAATTGTAAACTATTTAGATAGCATGATCCCACAAGTTTTTGATGCTTACAATAAAAAGTTTGGTGTAACATCAGGACCAGTAAAAGTTTTACAAACTAATACCAATAGAGAATTCCTTTATCAGTTATTAGAAAAGAAACTATCTGAAAAGTTGGATGCTGTAAGAGCAAATCTTGCAACTAGGGCTGCTGAAGGTGAGGATATTGAACCTGAAGACTTAGCACAATTGCCATTCTTAGCTAAACTACTAGATAATTTTGGAGATATTAAGCAAACTATTGACGGTAAAGACCAAAAAGGTGTTGTAGCTTTCCATTTACAAAATTCTAAATTTAAAATACTAGCAAATAAATTTATTGAGTTAGAAGAAGATCCAACTGATATTGATAACTCTAGAATTGTTAGGCTTGATGGTGGTAATATTTTCTCTTCAAGAGAAGCTGCTAGCCAAGAGACTAAAACTATTCTATCTAGTATATACAAAATAGATAGAAATAAATTTACTATTACTACCAATGATGATGGTACAAAAAAATTAAATGTTGAGTATGAAATAGATCCTCAAACAGGTCTTCCTGTGTTATTAGATGAGAGAGAAATGTGGAGCAAGGTTGCAAAAGTTGTAGCTGGTTCTTTTGATAAGGAGGAAATGTATAAAAGACTTGCAGATGGTGTAATTGATAACCCTGAATTTTTACAGTTGTTATCTTACTTACCAGACAGAAGTAAGAATGCTGATGGAACAGAAAAAGATTATGCTGACAAAAGTGAATTTACTATTGAAACTAAATTCTGGCAGGATCTTAAAAAACCAAGATTATCATATGTACAGTTAAACTTAAATATCCAAAAAGGTCAAAAAGAAACTCTTGCAGAAGCAAGGCTTCAAAGAACAGACTTTGATAGAAGCAAAGTTTTAAGAGACTGGCAGATCAATTTTAAGACTATATCTAAATCTAAATACATTTCAGAAAACAAAGTACTTGACTTAAATGGATTAGTTAAAGATTTCAAGAATAACTTGAATCCTAAAAATGTTGTCTCATTCTTAAATGCTTTAGGGCTCATGATGGATACTAGTAATCCAACAATTGCTAGTGTGTTAGCGGACCCAAATTTCATTAATAAGTTTGGAATCAAGCATATTTATGATACTCTTGAGCATATTAATAATGTAAATGATCCTGAGAAAGCTAAATTTCTTAAAGATCCAATTGAGTATTTAAAATCTTCATTACCTAGTTCATTGGATAAAGGTAAATCTTTTGACTCTTCTTCAAGAATCAAAGAGCTTGCTAATATCCAAGTAAGATTTTCTGATAAGTATTCTAACTTTAGTGCAATCAGCCCTGAAGGAAATAGAGTATGGGAACATTTCTTGGATAATACTTTTACAAGAATAATGACTTCATTAAACCATGCTGACTCATGGCAACAATTAACAAATCCTGAAGCAGATCCAAATGGTTTGTTCAGACATATGAGATATTTAGCATATGATAACAATACTTATACTGAACATTCAGTACTTTTAAAATCATTGTTTAACAGTCTATCTGATGTAACTAATCCAGGTGGTAAAAAAGATAACAAACTTGTTATTCAAAATGTAGCTGGAACACAATTGATTGATAAAAATACTGATAAATCAACAGGTATCTCTACAGCATCAATGGATGCTACAAGTAAATATTTACAAGAGATACATACTATGTTGATGAATGGTGTAGAAGAGTTCATGAGACATGCTTCTAAACAAATGTCACAAGGTATTGTAATGAAAAATGGTATCAATACTTACGGTAATAAAGCTGCTAAGAATTTATATGTTGACTTAGAGAAGTTTTTACCTACAACTAATTCTGGTGAAGATTATTCATTTGATATTTTATCTGGATACTTAGCTGGAGAAGTAAATAGAATTTTTAGATTTGGTTCTGATATAGATAAATATTCTGAATTTACAGGTTATACAAGACCGGTGAAAAGAAAAACAGGTGAGATTGTTATGTCCGGTCAAGCACTTGCAGCATTTGAGGATGTATTATCAAAAGATACTCAGAAAAAAATCTATGCTATAGTAGATAAAGCAATTGCAACTAAAAATACTGACTTTGATTTTTCAGATATTTATGAAGAAGACACTACTCTTGCATTAGAAATTAGAAAAGATGTAGCTAAGTATTTTAATGAATTAACAAAAGACTTAACAGATAGACTTAATAAAACTAAGTTTATTGATCCAACATTAAGATCCCGTATAGAAGATAAAGGTGTTGAACTTACTGTAGATGAGTCTGACACAACATTAATGAAAGCATATGCTTATAACTCATGGATACATAAATTTGAGACAAGTATTCTTGGTTATGGAGATTTAGCATTATACAATCATGCTAAAGAAGAATTCCATAAACGTAATGCTGGTTTTGGTTCTGGTGGTTTAGGGTTTGCTTCTGATTTAAAATCAAGAAGTTTTATTAATCAAATGACTAAGTTATTTGAGCCTAATAAAAAACCATTTGACGGTACTCTAACTACAGGTATCATTAGAGAAAGAGTTATAGACAAATCTGTTTACTATGATGAATACTATGATGCTCTTGTAAAAGAATACACAAAAAGATTTGGTGATAAAGCTAAGGCAGAAGACTTAGCAAAAACAGCTTTAAAAGAATATAAAGGAATGAAGATTGGTGATGGTCAAGGTCACATCAGTTTTGAAACATATAGAATTTTAAAAGAACTTGAAGGTAACTGGTTACCAGAACAAGATGAGTTATATAAAAAACTAGCTAAAGGAGAAGAAGTATCAGTAGAAGATATAATTCATTACTTCCCACCTTATAAGTTACAATATTGTGGTGCTATAGAAACAACAGGTTTACCACTTGTATCTTTCCATAAATTTTCTCTTGCTCCAATTATACCAGGTGTTGCTAAAAAAGGCACACCTCTTTATGATTTGAATGAGAAAATGATAGCTGAAAACATGGACTATGTGGTTTTTGAATCAGGTTCAAAAGTTGGTCACCTTGGTAATGGAGATGATATAATTGCTGAAGATGGTAATATTATTAAGGATGTCCCATTTACTAAAAATGTAATTTTCACAGAGTTCCTAAAGAACCAAACAGAAGTTAACTCTGAGTTTAAAGGTAAATCTATCTTCTCTACTCAGATGAGAAAGTTAATTTTAGATAACTTATATGAAAATGGTATGATCAATTCTCCTAATGAAGAAGATGTGGTATCACCATTAGTAAAAAGATATCTTGACAATGTAGCTGATTATACTGAGTTAGTTAAATTAGAGTTATTAGAAGAAATTGGTTTTGATGAAACACCTGACGGTGGTTATAAACCAAGAGACAAAGAAAGTATTGGAAAATTATTATCTCTTGTTAGAAATAACTTAGAGAATGAGGAATCTTATAGTGATGAGATGATCAACTTTATTGATGCATTAGATAGTGGTGAGTTATTACATGATTTGTCATTACATCCAGAAGCATTAAAAATTGAGAAACTTTTACTATCTCTAATCAACAAAAGAGTTATCAAACAAAAAGTAAAAGGGGAACCGCTTGTACAAGTGTCTTCTGCTTTTTATGAGAATAACCTTACAGAGTCTCCTAAGTTCAGAAATGCTACTGATGCAGATAAGAAAAAATGGATAGGTAGTAACTTACTTCCTACTTATCACAAGATGGCAGATGGTAAAACCGCAGCAATGAAGGTTATGATTGCATTACAGGGGGACTATGTTAACTTGTTAAATCTTGAGTATAATGGACAAATCATTGGTGATATCAAGACATTAAACAAAGCTATCAAAGATGATGAATGGTTAGATGCAAATGATGGTGCTAACAGAAAAGCAATAACTCTTGTAGGGGTTAGGATTCCGGTTCAGGGTCTAAACTCTATGGAGTTCATGGAAGTATATGAATTCTTACCAGCTCAAGCAGGTAATATTATTATTCCTCCAGCTGAGATAGTTGCTAAGTCCGGGGGTGACTTTGATATTGATAAACTTACAATCTTCATGACTAACATAGACATGGATGGTAAGCTTAAAGAAAGAACCTATAAAAACACGGAGGAGTTGAAAGCTTCTCTACAGAACATCAAAGAGAACAAAGAAGAATCAATAACAAAAGTTTTTAAACAACAAAAAGCTGGTGTTGAAAATGATTTAATGAATGACATCAAAGAAATACTTGAGCTTCCACAAAACTTTGTATCACTTATTACACCAAATGGTACTTTCTTATTAAAAGATATAGCTGATGAATTAGCTCCGGATGTAATGGAGTTTGATCCATTTAAAAATTACATGACTGATACAACAACAGAACCTGAAAAAGGTAAGAAAATTATCAGTGCAACAAGAATATTAGAGCCTCTTTATAACTTATATAAACATGAGTCTAATATTGTTGGTAAGAAAACATTAGGATTAGGTGCTGTAGAGAATACAATGAATGTATTATTAAACTCAATTGGGGCCCTAATGCCGGAGACATATACTAATTACAAAGGTGAATCAAGAAGTACTAATATTGGTTTAAGACATAATGTAAGAACAGTTAATGGTAAGGAAAGAATTTCTTTGTCTAACTTATATGATGTAGA